TTCTTGCTTTATCATAGATGCCTAATGACCAATCAGAATAAGTAAAATTATCTTGAGATAATCTATTATCGGATCGTTTAACAAAGTTGTTCGTTAGTGCATAATCAATCATACAATCTTTGGTATCAAATATCTCTTCTTCAAAATATCTTCTGCAATAGGAATGTAATGTCTTAAAACGGCTAAATGACTTACTATCTAAATGCGGAAAAGCTTCTAATGCTCTAATCTTTGCAGTATCTACTGCTTTATTTGTAAAAGATATAAAGGCTATCTTATCTGGATCCACACCCATTTTAAGATATTTTTTCACTACTCTTTCAATTAATGTCCAAGTCTTTCCTGTTCCAGGAGGTCCAAAAATCTTAATCGTTTTTTTGTAGATCTGTTTTTGTTTTTGGAGTCCTAAATTTGTTGTGGTACTCATCATCCATCTCGCTAAGTTCGTCTTGTGTATTAGTTTTAGTTTTAATTTTCTGATGGTTTACAAATTCAGGCATTTTTACATACCAGACATTACGCTCACCTTCAAAGAAATCGTGTTTCTCACATTCTAATAATCTAACCGCTTGGTTCACACTCTTGAATGGAGTCTTTCGTTTATCTAAAAAATCAGCAAGTGTGTTACGTTTAAAGTAACAAATGTTATCTTTACTATCTAATACGGTGTAACCATCTTTTAGTTTAGTAAAATCATCCTGTTCAATTGTACTTTCAAAAAATATTTTAAGTGTATTATATTTTTCTTCTTCCACTGTATCTTCATATTTTAATGATTTATTTTCTTCTGCTGTTTCTAATAAATGTTTCATTAGTAATTCGAATGGACTAGGTCCTTTTTTAGGTCTAGGTAAGGTTAACCAAAAGATTCTATATTTAGCTAAACAAACTCTCCATGACTTTTCATCTTTAGTATCTTCAGGTCTAAAACTAATATGTCTATCTCTAAATTTACATTCATAAATAATTTCTTTAGTTGTTTCAGTATAGGTTAGATCTTCGAATTCATTTTTAATATCTGGTGCTTGTACACCAATTCCAAGCTTTCTAAGTTTACAAGTTTCTTTATCACATATAGAAGATACAAAACCATGTTTTGGTGGACAGAAATACTCATAACCTTTTGTATGTACGGATTGAGCTGTCGCATCACTTTCAGATCTTTTTAATGGGCCTTTAGGATGGTTAGCATAAATTACTTTTTGTCTTTCCCATGCAATATCTTTTAATTGTTTAACAGTAAGATTACCTTCTGCTTTTTTCATTTCAGTAACACATACATTGAACAACATATTATTTCTTTCTCCTGTCCAACCTTCTTGTATTACTTTTTGCACACATGGAGGATAATCTCTCCAATCTGTTTCTGCATTATATTCAGTAACTTTATATTTTAAAAATTCTTTTGGATCCTGCATTTTATTTTTAGCTAACTCAATAAAACCACCTAACATCAAAGGTGTGTTGTTATCATCAAATGCATATTCAACTGCAGCATTAGCATTAAAGTATGGCATGCCTACAGCTTTGTTTAATGGAAATACTTCTTTAGATAAAAAATATTCTTTGTTAATCTCTTCTAATTTTTGTTTTACTTTAATCTTATCTACCCAATCAGAAAAAAATATAAATAAATGTAAACCTCCAGATTTAGATTTAACTGGAACTAAAGGTAATTGAAAATCTCTTACAATATCCACATACTTTTTAGATGTGTATTGTTTATAATTAGCTGGATCTATATCGATACACGACCATTTTAATTTGTCACCGTTCTCAGGACGAACACCAATTAATTGTTTACCATTAATATGATCTTCCCAAAGTTGCTCAGTAACTGGTTCGTGAACCGTGGTATATGAAGCGATACGCTTACCCCGTTCATCAGTCTCCCCCGTCAGAGAGACTTTGATGAACTGGGAAGAGTCACCTTCAAATAATTGAAGTAACTCTTTTTGCATTAGAAGGGAGTACTATCATTTTTAATCTGCTTCGATTCTGTTGCAGACTCCTCTTTACCAAAGTCAACCTTTCCAAAGATATCGCTTTTCTTTGCGGTCTCATAAAACGCTCTTGTCGCTTCTAATGTGGACGACAATTTTGGATCATCTAGATATCTATCGAATTCGACAACCCAACCGTACCAAGAGTTTTGTGAGTTACTTTCTTTAGTGGTCTTTAGTCTATAGGCTGTTGCCCAAGACGGAGGGGTAAAGAAACCTTTCTTCCCTTTTAGTCTTCGACTTGCCATCATAGAATTCCAAGTCTTAGACTTTTTCTTCTGAGTAGATTTCATAGAGATCAAAGCCGTTTCCACAGGCATGTAATCTTTATCTAGCACATACACAAAATGGTTTCCTGTATCTTCGATATAGTTACCATTTGGTAATCTGTCTTTACCGTCGTCCCCACGACTAGTGTCTGACATTACTGCTGGATCAGTATGAATACCCACAGGTCTCCCTGGACTATCTCCTCTGTCCTTCCACTCATTGAAAGTGTTTATATATAAACATGGTACAACAATTAATCCGTCTTTACCTTTGTAAAGATTTCCAGATGTCTCATTGTAAATGTCACCTTGTTTAGCTGATTCAATATACTTGCCATCTGATTCGTCAAGTACTGGTGAATTGCTGTAAAGGATTTTTAAAATTGGGAGCTTAGTGTCCCTTGCAGTTACGAACTCTTGTCCTTGTCCTGCTGCTTCTTCCAAATTAAAATTAGTTGGAAGGGATGCTTCTTTTTTTACTGCCACATCCGATGCAGTTTCTTTTGCGTTTTGCATTGTTACTCCTTCGTTGTTATTTTGGTTCTTGTTGCTACGTAAACACCGAATAAATCAGCAGGAACGTCTTTCCCTTTTTCAATTTGTTCTCTTACGAACGCCTTGAGGGTCATTGGTTCTACCTTTTCGGCTTGCTTAACATTATGCCCTTTTTGTCTTAATTCGTCAACTAATGATTTTGCAATGTTGTCTTCATTACGACCAAAGGTTAATGAAACGTTGTTTTTAATTAGATCTCCAAAGTTATTTTCTCGGAGCCAATCAAAAGCTTCGTCAGTTCTTGATGCAGGTATCCTTGCACCATAGTACGGTTTAATCTCAACTCCTGAACCATCAGGTAGTTTGATTGCCGATACACCAGCTTGTTGCATTAAGTTAGGAATGTCCTGTTCAGAAAGCTTAAGCTCTTCTTCTTTTTTCTTTTTTAATTGATCTTCAAGCGCTGTTACTTCCTTCTGGACATCTAATAGCTTATTACATGCTGTTGCAATATCTGCTGTTGCAGCTGTGTCGATAGTTATTTCTTTCGACAATTGTTCTAAGTCCATAGTGACCTCCTTGATGCCATGTAAAATAATAAATTGACAGTGTCAAGAAAAAAATATAAATATTTTTTAAATACATTAAATTGTATTGAAGGACGAAACATGAAAAAATTTGATTATAAAACTAAACCGTTTGAACACCAACGAACTGCTTTAAAAAAAGGTGCCCAACATGGAGTGTATGCATACTTTATGGAAATGGGTACAGGTAAAACAAAAGTTGCGATTGATAATGCAAACTATCTTTTTTCTACTGGTGCTATTACTCACGTCATGGTTGTTGCACCTAATTCTGTTTACAGGAATTGGATAAAAGAAATAGATACTCATTCCACATTTGACTACAAAATTTCAGTACATAAAGATAAAACTATTTATGGTGAAGGTACTTTAGAATGGTTCTTAATTAATGTTGAAGCTCTTAGTCATAAAAGTGGAGTGAATATTATATCTAAATTAATTAATCATCATGGTCAGAAGATGCTTTGGATTCTAGACGAATCCACCACGATAAAAAACAGATCAGCAAAAAGAACACGAAACATTTGTAAATTAGGGAAACTAGTAGCATACAAAAGAATCCTAACAGGCTCCCCAATAACAAAATCTCCATTAGATCTATATACTCAATGTGAGTTCTTAAGTCCAGATCTTTTAGGATTTGATTCGTTTTTTACATTCAGAGCTAGATATGCAGTGATGCAACAAATAGAAATGGGTGGACGTCAAATGTTATTTCCTAAATACTATACTAATCTTGATGAATTAGGTGAGAAACTTAAATTATTTTCTTACAGAGTTAAGAAAAAAGACTGTTTAGATTTACCTGATAAACTGTATACCATCCGAAGAGTTCAATTAAGTGAAGAACAACAACAAGTTTATGATCGTTTAAAACGATTTGCATATGCAATTATAAATCAAGATGAGGTTAGTTTTCAAAACAAACTTACAGAGATATTGAGACTACACCAGGTCGCAAATGGATTTGTTAAATCAGACGATGGTACAATTCAAATTTTTGACGATTGTCCTAAGATAAAAGAATTAATGAACATATTGGAAGAGAGTGATGGAAAGTTTATAATATGGGCAAACTATGTACAAAACATAAAAACAATTATTAATAAACTAAAGGAGAAATACGGTGATAACTCTGTGGTTTCAATTTTTGGAGAAGTTTCACCTAAAGATAGGCAAGAAGCTGTCACCCGGTTTCAAAATGATAGTGGCTGTCGTTTTTTTGTTGGGAATCCTTCCACTGGTGGTTTTGGTCTTACTCTTACAGCTGCTAGTTATGTGGTTTATTTCAGTAATACATACAATCTTGAAGTTCGTGAACAAAGTGAAGACAGAGCTCATCGAATCGGTCAAAAGAAAAATGTAACTTATATTGATTTAATGGCTGAAGGAACCATTGATGAATTTATTGTTTCTGCTTTAGATCGTAAATTAAAATTAAGTGCTCAAACATTAGGAGAGGAAGTAAAAAAATGGTTGAAGTAATTAAATGTCTTTTGGTGGAATGGAAATATGTGCTAAGACTTTTCCTTTATTCGCCCCATGCTTTACAGTGTAACCTGAAGTTCCTCCTGCATTAATATCTACTTCTTTTCTTGTTTGTAATAAAATTTTATTTTTATTTTCTATTTCTTTTTCTTTATTATTTTTAATAATTAAATCTTTTAATCTTTCTTTGTATATTTGAAAGCCACCTGAAATATCTTTAAGTCCTGTTTCCCTATCTAAATATTTGTATTCAATTTTTAATGCATCAAAATCTTTTTGTATTTTTTTACATATTTCTTGAGGATCAAATTCACCACAACTATAAACATCAAATTGCATTAACGCTG